CAGGTACTTGCGGTAGTTGCTGTAATTGACGAACGTGCGGCTGTTGTCGGCAAAGCTCTTGCCCGTCAGGCCGATGTTCCCCCCGGTCTCGCTGAGCATCAGCGTGGCGATGCGGAGGATCGAGACGACTATCACCGAAGGCATCTGCCCGATCTCCCATCCCGCTGTGTAGCTGAGGCGGATATTGTCCTCACCAATGGGGAACTTGGTGGTGTGGTCAATGAAACTGATGTAATCATCGCAGGCTTTCACCTGCGTGGTATCCACTTTGACCATCCCCACCGTGAGCGCACCGACACTGGTGATGTTGCGCGCACGTAGGTACAGGCGCCTGGAGCCCGAGCCCGAGGCGACCACATCGGTATACTCCTGCTGCTTAGGATCGAAGCCCAGGTACGAGGCAACGATATCCTCGGCAGTACAGAGGAAGGCGCCCTTGAGCTCTACGGCCTCGGGAGAGTCCTCATAATTGCCGCTGTAGGTGTTGAACATGGCGATACTGGCGATCATGCGCTTCCTCCATCATCAAGGTGATGGACACCCCAGTTCTCACCGGGATGCCCCCATAATCGTTTACTATCAGCTGGCCATCAGGCCCGCACTCCTGAGCTTTGCCAGCAGTGCGTTGAAATCCACCACGAGATCCTCGATGGTGGTCGCTGTGCTGTCACCCTGGCCGGCAGCGGGAGTGAAGTTTCCATCGGGCAGCCCTTCGATGATCGCCGCAGGATCGATGGTTACCTTCGCATTCGCAGCGAGGATCACCTCGCCGCCGATGACAGTTTTCTCACCGCCTTGCTCGCGGTAGTTCTTGGTGTTATATGACATCAATTACCTCCCTTAGGCTTTCTGCTGCAGGACCTTGACGGCCTCGCCGAGTATCAGTCGCCCATCCACACGCTGGGATCCGAGGAAGCCAACCTGTCCGGTCGGTGCGAACAGTTCGCCCAGGCGCTTGAAGGTACGTCCCTGGCGGTCGGCGATCCAGTAGTACGAGAAGTCCCCGAAGGCCAGTGTCTTGGCCCCGCCTGCGATCTCGGGCATGTAGGCCGAGGTCTTCACCGGACGGCTGAGGATGGTATCAGGGGTGCCCGCTGTCAGCGATGGCTGCCAGATGTACTGCCCGTTGCCGTCCTTGAGCTTTCTCAGTGCCTTGATCGTGGAGTCGTTGGCAAGCCACACCGCATTCTTGCGGTAGGGGCTGCGCAGCGCATGGTACAGGTCGATGACCTCGTCACTGTTGAGCGTGGTGGCGGAAGCCGCATTCACGCCGACCTGGGCGCCCCCGCTTGAGGCAAGGATACCCAGCGGCTTGCCCGATCCGTCGCCGGTGAGGCAGGCAGCCTCTTCCTTCGCCCCGATGCGGCGCGCATACTCGCGGGCGATGTATCCCTCGATGTCGAACACGCTGTCGTTGATCAGCTCCTCGCTCACCTTGATGATCGTGCCCAGCTTGTAGGCGCTGATGGTCACCTGGCCGAAGGAGTCGTCGCTCTCCGGGTAGGCCCCTTCCTCGTCGATCCATGCCGCTTCCCCCTTGGAGGCCGAGATCGGGATCTTGCGGTCCCCGCTGGAGGTCTGGATGATCCGGGCCAGCGATCGGAAGATGTTCTCCTCCTCGAGAGCCTCGATGAGGGTGTGCTCGAACTCGTCGGGTACCAGGTATCCCCCCTCGCTGTCGGTACCCACCTGCAGGGCGTTGTGGAGCACGGGTTCGTTCTCCCTGCGCCTCAGGTGGTTCCAGAACGCCTTACGGTACTCATCCGAAGCACGCCCTGTCTTTCTTTCACCCTTGGGTGCTGTCTCGGGGCGGCTGGTGATGGGAGACCCCACCTGTGCGTTCAGTTCCCGCTCCAGCGCCTCGATGCGCTCCTGCCGCTCGATCTCGTGGCCCAAATCCACGATCTCGGCCTCCATACGTTCGTAGGTGGTCCTATCCTCGGCGCCCAGGATGCCCTTCTCGTTGCGCCTGGAGTCGAGGAATACCTTTGCCTGTTCCCAGGTCTTCGCGCGCTGGGCGCGCATGTCGTTGATCTTGCCCATTGTGTCTTCTCCTATTGGGGTCTGATGAGATTCAGTCGTTTCTCGAGCTCATCGAGCCCGACCGATCCTTCCTCGGAAGGCTCGCTGTCCGTCTTGCGTGTGTATCTGTCGGTGATCTTGTTCAGCAGCGAGACCTGTGAGTTCCTTGCTGAGAACGAGTAGGCTGCCTCGTTGGATGCTTTCTTCGCATCCTCCAGCAGCGCATCGGCGAAGCCCAGCTCGATTGCCTTGTTTGCGTTCATCCATGTCTCGCTGTCCATGAGGTGGCTGATCCTTGCACGCCCGAGTCCCGTCTTGAGCTCGTAGGCGTTGATGATGCTTTCCTTGACCTCATCCAGCATCCCGATGGCCTTCTGCATGTCCTGGTGGTTGCCATAGGCGATCGTCATGGGGTTGTGGATCATCATCAGGGCGGTGGGTGCCATCAGGACCCGGGTGCCCGCCATCGCGATGACCGAGGCGGCGCTTGCTGCGATCCCGTCGATCTTCACGGTGACGTGCCCTGCATAGTCCATGAGCATTGCGTGGATGCGGCTCGCTGCGATGCAGTCACCCCCCGGTGAGTTGAGCCACACGGTCACTTCCCCGCTGCCGGCAAACAGCTCGTCATGGAACTGCTCGGGGGTGACCTCATCATCGAACCAGCTCTCCTCGGCGATCGTGCCCGAGAGCTCAAGGATTCTCGCTCTGCCTTCGTCTTCGCTCTGGTTTTTCCATTGCCAGAACTTCCTGTTCTTCATTACTCTCCTCCTGGGATGTGTCCGTAAACTTGTCTGCGAATGCCCCTGCCCGAGAGAGGGGGAGCATGTTTCCGTTGACGAGGTACAGGTTGCCCCCGTCCTCGTCGCCTATGGGGTCCATGTCCTCCAGGGTCCGGATATCGTTGGCGCTCATCCAGCCGTTCTGCCTCGCCGTCGCATAGCCGCCCATGCGGCTCTGGTAGTCGCCACGCAGCAGTCCCTCGACATTGAAGCGGAAGAAGTGCGTCTGCTTTTCTTTTGTATCCAACAGCGCACGCGAAAGGGATTGCTCCCAGCGGATCACCCACGGGTCGAGTGTGTACTTGACGAACTCGAGCGACTGCTGCTCGATGTTGCTGAACGAGGACTTCTCCAGGTCCCCCACCATGTGCGGGGGGACGCGGAAGATGCGCGCGATCTCGTTGACCTGGAACTTGCGCGTCTGCAGGAACTGCGCCTGCTCGGGCGAGATCGAGATGGGTGTGTATTTCATACCCTCCTCGAGCACCGCAACCTTGTGTGAGTTGGCCGAGCCGCCGAATTGGCCCTGCCACGTATCGCGTAGGCGTGTAGGGTCCTTCACCGTTCCCGGGTGCTCCAGCACACCGCTTGGGGCCGCCCCGTTGGCGAAGAACTTCGCCCCGTACTCCTCGCAGGCGATCGCCATGCCGATGGCGTTCTTGGCCATCGCGATCGGCGAGTAGCCCACCAGCCCGTCGAAGCCCAGGCCCGGTATGTGCAGCACCTCGGACGGGTCGAGGATCTTGGTGGTTCCCTGCATGGTGGGAGCGTCCTCGGCGCTGGTGGTGTATTGGTAGTAGAGCTTGCCGCTCTTGTCGCGGTCGACCTGCATGCGGTTGGGCATCAGCGGGTAGAGGGCCACAACCTGGCCCTTGCCGTTTCTGATGATCTGCGCATACGCATTGCCCCAGAGCAGCAGGTGGGTCATCAGCGTCTCGCGGAACACGAAGCTGGTCATCTCTGGGTTCGGCTCCGCATGCAGCAGGTTGTACAGCGGATGTTCCTTGGCCTTGTGTTTGCTCGAGTCATCGTCGTGACGGTAGAGGTGCAGGGGCAGCCCTGCGATCGCCTCGGCGAGGATTCGCACACATGCATAGACTGCAGTCATCTGCATCGACGATCGTTCATTTACCGCCTTGCCGGATGTCGATCCTCCGAAGAGAAAACTGTATGAGGACCCGCTGGTCCTGTTCTGCGGCTTGTCACGCGTTCTGGTGACAAGCTTGGATATGAGTCCCATATATGTATCTCCTGATTCCTAGATGAAGAGGATGCCTCGGTCCTCGTAGACCGATTCGCGCACTTCGTTGCCGCAT